TTTCATTTGTGAAGCATACTTCTTATCAATGAGTTTAATTTGTCTCTTTGCTTCATTAAGTTCTTCTTCTTCTGTGTATGCATTTGTTGCAACATAGTCATTAGCTGCTATGTTATTAAAGGTACCATTTAATGTAAAGGTCTCGTTCGTTATGATTGCGCCAGTTGTTTTGTGTTTGTAATTAATATTAGTACTCTTTGCTGCTGCAATAGAACCATACTTATTAATCACATGCTCATCTAGCTGTCTTTGATTGAGTGGCCATTCATAATATGGATCTACTATATTGTTAGCTAGGTATATCAGCCACACATATTCTGGGTCATCATAATACATCTCAGCAACTTGTTCTGCTCTTAATCCATCTGGAATTATGAAGTCGTAAAACGCTTCTGTAGTTCCCATTACGTCATCGACTATTTTAGGTCTAGCAAGTAAGTTCTTAGATGTCTTGCCTTTGTATTCTATATTTGCAAATTGTTTAAAGTACATTATTCAAAATCTCCTGATGTCCAGATCTCGCTTTCTTGGAATGACATGGTAATATCAATGATGCCTGGTGCGCCTTGTTCTTCCATGAACATTGGTCCATCTGGTGCATAGTTAACTTCCATGCTTTTTACAGAGGCTCTTTTAAAGTAATGCAAATGATTTGCGCTACCTAAATAAAATAAGTCTACTTGATTTGGATATGCTAAGTATAAATTGTTTTCCGTTGATGTAAATTTAGGATAGATGTGTTTCTTTAAAGCTCTTATGATGTTTGATAGTTTATTTGTTTCAGCAAGACTGTCTGGTGCAAATCTCCAAGTGAATGTAAACTCTTTTAAGTTAACTCCTTCAAACAATAATGATACTTGAGGATTGACTGTGTTGCCTAGTGCAACAGTTAGCGCGGCACCTACCGATGCTGGTAACATAGCCCTACCACCAGCTGCTCCTGCTTTCAAAGCATTTTCTACTAACGCCTTAGTATCTGGATTTTGTCCTTCGCCTGACTTTGGAGCTGAACCAGATGCTTCAAATGATTTCTTAATCTCTCCAGCTACGCCTGCAACTGCTCCGCCCATAACACCAAGGTCAGTTGAATTGTATCTAAGATCATTCTTATCAGTCATTCCTGATGTAGGAATAGGAAACGCAATCGAGTCTATTGTATCTGCAGTTGATACTTTCTCTGGATCAAACTCATACTTAACAAACTGCATTAAGAATTGATGCTTTCCTAAGTCCGAAGGAAATGCTGTTGCCTGCACGCTCTTATTACCTTGTGCATCCGCAACTATGTTTTGTGGTGTTTTAAGCGACCCTTTCTGGCCTTTGCCTAAATTGGCTATACTGTTCTCTATAGTCATTGTTTTAAATTTCTCCTAAATACCTTTATGGCTTATAAAGGTAGATTTCAACCTAAGGCTCCAAATAAATATAAAGGAGACCCTACACGTATTATTTATAGAAGTTTGTGGGAACTCAAACTTATGAAGTATTTAGATTCCCATGAAGACGTGCTTTTTTGGTCGTCAGAGGAGTTCTCTATACCATATAGGAGCCCAATTGACGGAAGAATGCATAGGTATTTTCCAGACTTCTGGGTTAAGAAGAAGAACCGTAGCGGTATTATAGAGCAAGTAGTAATAGAAGTCAAGCCCCAAAAGCATATAGATCCCCCCAAAACTCCTAAGAGAAAGACTAGGAGGTACATGGGTGAGATGGCTAGACATGCTGTCAATATGAGAAAGTTTGAAGTTGCAGAGAGGTTTTGTGACGAACGTGGGATGAAGTTTCAGTTAATAACTGAAAAGGAGTTGAATATAAAATGAGCGAATGGCCAAGAGCAACATTCATAGATGAAAATGGTGAGGAGTACTATTGGAATTTTTGGATAGATAAAGACAAAGAAAAATTTATAAAGGAGACTGAAGGCATGAATAGAGGGCAGCGTGAGTTGCACTGGAAGATGTACTTCGAACAAATAGCATAACATGGCCGCGTACCTTTTCCAACAATTAGCACAAATGACTGCTGACGAGTTCGGCATGAACTTTAAGTCTATGAAAGATCTGTACACCAAGGAAAATGGTAACCCTGTTGATTATATAAGAGAGCTTGCGCAAGAGCAGATGCGCGAGACTCCACAAAAGATATTAATTGATTCTGAAAGAACAAAAAGACTTCTTCCAGGACGTATGTATATGATGAAGTATGATCCCAAGAACAAAAATGATCTTGAATACTATGATAGATTTCCTGTCTTCTTATGTATGAATGTGCATAAGGAATGGTTTACAGGATTAAACTTTCACTATCTTCCTCCAGAAAACAGAGCTGAGCTATTGAATGAGTTATATCCGTTTGTCATGGCATCAGAAGTCAAGGCAGATGATCTAGCTAGATCGTTAAGAACTAAGCTGTCGCCAAGAGTTAATTACGAGTTTTTAAAGAAGAGAAGGTCGATGATGTCATTTAAACCAATGTGGAAAAGGTATAGAAAAGATTCGGTTGTAGGAACATTTGCGTATATGCCTCCTATTGCATGGGACGTCATAACAATGTTACCTGTTCAACAGTTCAGGAAAAGTAGTATAAATAGAGTATGGAGAGACTCTCAAATCATGAGACGTAAGAGAAAATAAATGGCAAATATTAAAGGCGTAATAGCAGATTCTTTTAACCTTTTAAAAGGTAAGTTTGGCGAAAAGACAGCTACTGGCGACGACCAACAGTTCAACCTGAATACCTTTATAGGAACATTACAGGAAGTTAACTCTGTGCAACAACCAAGTAGATATTTGGTTGAGATTGGAGCACCTGGTTGGGCAACATCAATGACAAGCGAGCTAAGAACTATAGCGTTCTTTTGTGATGCAGTTAACATGCCTGGTGCTACTACTATGATGTCAGAGTATAAGAAACAAGGTTATGGTACTTTTGATAGACGACCTGTTTCATTAATTATGCCCGACCTCACTCTCTCAGTGATGTTAGATTCGAATGGAAACAACTTAGGTTTTTTCCAGCGTTGGATGACTGAGATTCAAAACATTGATGTCTCTAAAGGACAACAAACAGAAGCTGGATCGTCAGCACCCTTTGAAGTAAAATATAGATCTAACTATATTGCACAGATAACAGTAACAACATTTGATATGGCAGGAACGCCTATCACTAAATTGACAGCCTATGAAGCATTCCCATCAGTACTTGGTGATGTTGCATTGGGTTGGAACCAAACAGATGAGATAGCAAGACTGTCAGTCAACTTCCAATTAAGATATTGGACAGTCGAACAATTAGAAGGTACACCAGCCGGTGAGCCAAAATCACTATCTGGATTTGAACAGCTGATGGGAGTCGTGACAGCTGGTAAAACTTTGAAAGCATCATGGAAGACACCTAACAATGTTGGAGATGCAATTAATGTTATAAGTAATACCCAAACGTTTTTAAAAGCGTTTGGCGGTGGATAAACTATGGAGAATAAATTATGGCACTACCAAAACTAGATACCCCGTTATATAATATAACGCTGCCGGTATCACAAAAGAAAATAAGTTTCAGAGCATTTAAGGTTAAAGAAGAGAAAGTTCTTCTAACTGGTAAAGAGGGATCTGCTAAAGATCAACTTGCAGCTATGAGACAACTATTAATCAATTGCGTTGAAACACCGAAAGACTTTGATCCTGATGTGTTATCAATGCCTGATATTGAATACTTGTTTATCCAACTGAGGGCACGTTCTGTTCAGAATATTGTTGAACTCAAGTATAGGGATAAAGAAGATAATATAGTGTATGACTTTGAAGTTGACCTTGATGATATCAAGCCAACCATTGACTCAGACAGACAAAACAAAATAAAGTTGAATGAGACTATAGGTATTGAGCTTATGGATCCAACTTTAGGTGTGTTATCAGAGATCGATATAACAGATATGGATAACTCGGAGAATGCATATGCAGTGATCGCTGCTTGTACAAAACAAGTGTGGGATGCTGACGAAGTATATGATGATTTTACTAAAGATGAGCTAATTGATTTCTTGCAGTCTATGGATATCAAGATGTTTACAAAGATGAAAGAATTCTTTGAGACAGCACCTAAGATTACCCATGAACTCAAGTATGTAAATGCTGAAGGCAACGATAGAAGTATTAAGTTAGAGGGTATATCTGATTTTTTTTAGTATTGCTGAGTCATAATAACCTTGCAAACTATTATTCATTAGTTTTCTCGCTGGCTCAGCATCATAAATACTCTATAACGGAGATCGAGAATTTGATTCCGTTCGAACGTGATGTTTATGTTGCTATGTTAATGGATCATCTTGAAAAAGAGAAACAGAGAAACGAAGAACGAGCTGCTAAAATGAAGAGGAAATAAAAATGGCATCAGAAGAATTTAAAGGGGACATGAGTAGAAATGAGGTCGAGATTGATCTCAGTAAGTTCATGGAATTAGTAACAGAGAACTCAGCGCTCAAAGCTGAGATTCTACAATTAAAGACAGACGCAGAGCCAGAGAATCCTTGGCAGCGTTGGATCTATCTATCAGCTATGATCGATGCGTGGAGAATCTTTCCGCGTGCATTCTTAAGCGTATACATATTCTTATTGTATTATTGCACCATGTGGTTTATGGAACTTCCTGAGCCTACTATGGAACAATCTGGTCTTATCAGTATTGTTGTTGGTGCAGGTGCAGCTTGGTTTGGTCTATATGCTGGAACAGCTAAAGATAAAATCAACGGCAGTGGAAAATAATTAAATGCCTTTACCCTCACTATATGTAAGTCCAGAAGATAGGATTGACTCCAATGAAATGGCTAAACAGCTTGCGGAAGAAATAAAACAATTCCAATCTGAACAGCAAAACGTTGGTGGTGGTGGGGGATCTGCGGGTGCTGCTCAAGCAGTACAAGTAGAGATAGATGCGCCAGAAGCAGATAAAGTAGATGGTGAGGATTCTGCTTCCAGTATTGCTTTACTGGATGCAATAAGAGAAGCAACCCAGACGACAGCTAACTTTGTAAAAGGTATGGCGTCACAAGTTCATAGTATGCATTTCGACGCGCTCAAGCAAAGAAAGAATGCAGACAATCATGCACTATTACAAAAGATAGCTGACAATACTCAAACCACTGCTGAAAGAGTACCGCCTCCACAAGATGAAAGTGATGCAGAAAAAGAAGATGAAGAGAGTAGCGTACCTGGAGCACCTGGTGAAGATCAAAACGATAAGGCACAAGAAAACAATAAGGCGGTAAAATCACCAGCTGGCATGGCCCTCTCGGTTGTTGGCAAAGCATTGGGTGGCATGGTCAAAGGCATCGGTAGCTTGTTTGGCAAGATGTTTTCTGGTCTAAAGAAAATGTTTAGTGGTATGGTAAAAGCGTTTGCTAAGTTTGCCAAGTTCTTTATGATAGGAATTGCAGCTCTTGCTTTAGCTGCTCTTATGGTCACAAAGCAAGGTATTGAATTGTTCAGAGGCATGAGAGAGATGTTTGATAATCTCGTTGCCATGCTTGCTCCTGTTGTTGAAATACTGATGGAAGTATTCAGTGTAGTGATGGAAGTGTTCTTAAAAATAGCAAACACTATAATGCCAATCGTTACTAATTTCCTAACAACTATATTGCCAACTATAAAATCCGTATTGACGATTCTAGGCGATATGCTTATGATGTTGGTTGACTTTATTGCCCCTATGGTGGAAACAATAGTCAACACAATCTTGCCAGCGTTGATGCCTGTAATAGAATTAATAATGGTTGTTCTTAAAGGTATCCTTGACACGTTGTTAAATGTTCTCAAACCTATCTTTGCTGTATTAATGATAGTGTTCCAAGCTCTTGCTAATGTATTTGGATTTATTGCTTCTATTGCAATGGCTGTTATTGCATTGTTCACAGAAGGTCCCGCAGTAGCATTTGATATGTTAAAGAATGCTGGAGACTTTATTATAGCAGGTATTGGAGACTTGATTAATGGTATTATAGAATTCTTGGCAAGTATTGTAGATGCTGTGCCTGGACCAAACTTCGGTCTTGCTGATAAGATAAGAGGTATGAAAGTTGAGTTTGGTGATAAGGCTCGAGCAAGAATTGAAAAGCGTGGTCAAGATAGAGATGGTACAACAGCACAAAAGCTAGTTGAAGAAGGTACCATTGATATGTCGTTGCCAATGAATGAATTCCAAGAACAAATAGATGCTAAAGTAGAAGATGGATCCATCTCCTCTGTTACTGGACAGAAGTTATTAGAGATGAAGACGCAAGCAGATGTTGAAGCTGAGGCTGCAAAAGGAGCTACAGATGCAACTGGTCCTGATAGCGCAGATGCTATCATTGCTGCTGTTGTAGATAGTATGGCTCAACAGAATGAAGATACTGTTTCAATGGCCACTAAGTTTGAAGCTACTCAAGAGCAGATGAATCAAGGTAGAGGTCTTGTTGCAGATACATCAGACTTCGTTGACACTATCCCAACAGTTCCAGCTAGTGTAGTTAATGCTGGTAGTACTGATGCTAAAGAATCAGAAAAAGAATCTCAGAGTTCCGGTCAAGGTGACTCTAACGTACAAACGTCGGTTGTTAATAATGTAACGACTGCAAAAAACGAAACCACTACCACCTTTGGAATGAGTGGTAATGGCTCCGATAGTTTGGGTCATAGACACAGACGTGTCTTACCCGGCGTAGCTTAGTCCTGAGCTAACTTCTTAAAGAACTCTAACGACTCATCGTCGTCATCGTCCGAAGAAACTTCTGGTGCAGGAGCTGGTGCTACTGCTTCTCTAGGAGCTACCGGTGCTGGAGCTTCTTCCATTACTGGAGTATCAGCTGCAGTACTTTTTGGTGCTGCTCCTTCTAAACCAAGTACTCTATTGAGCTTAGCTTGAAGTTCTTCATACGTTTTGAAGTTGCTAGGGTTAACGAATTCTTGCAAGGAGTTCTCTGATTTCCAGATACCTTCTAATGCAGCGTCGTCATCAAGCAATGGTGCGGATGGATCAAACTCAGACTTATCATAGTTTCTGTAGCCTTCTACATTTCTAATTTTAAGTTTGAAGTCTGCGCCTTCCCATAAGTCGAATGGATTCATAGGACTCTCGTCTTGGAACTGAGGGTTCATTGATTCATTCAGTTTGTCAAAGATTTTCTTCCCGTACTTGTACAAGAATACTTTACCTTCGTTTTCAGGGTGAGCTGGATCTTTAACAACATAGATGTTAGAGATGAAAGACAAACGTCTCTTCTGCTTTCTAACTTTATCTTTATTGGAATCGATTCCAGAGTTCCACAACATTGAGTTATACTCAGATACCGGGTCTTTCTGACCTAGTGTTGTGAGGGAGTTCTCAATAAACCAACCACCAGGTCCTTGGAACCCGTGATCCCAAATCCTTACAAAAGGTACATCTTCATTAGATGGCTCAGGTAGGAATCTGATAACAGCATAACCGTTCCCAGCTTTATCGACATCTGGTTTCCAGAATCGATCGTCAGGACCGTTTTGTTGTTTGGCGTTTGAGTTTAGCTTGTTAATCTCGTTAGTGAGGTTAGCAAAGCCGTCGGTGCGGTTGCGCTTAAGCGCTGCAAATGTATCAGTCATTATATTCTCCTATATGCGTTGTATACGTTATATGCGTTTTATTATTTAAAGCGATCAGTTACGATTGCCTTATACTTATTTATGTCTACTGACATGAAGGGACGGTAATTTAACGACTTTGTTTTGACCTGTGGCCAGATTACATCATCGTGTAACACTTTGTCCCAATACTTATAATTATACACCAGCATGTCTATTAAAGTCAACGTTTCGATGCAAATATCTTTGCGCATGTATAATCTAAGTAAATATGGATGCTCATTCTCAGGAACAATTATGTTCTCATCAAAGTCATCCTTCATTTTAGTTAGGTCTTCCTTGAAAGTGTAAGTTAGCGACTGCTTTCGTTTACGATATTTTTCATATACCTCAGTGCACTTGTCGTCTCTTAGTTGACCTATCCAAAAATCATTATCGCCATCTAAAAAGTTGGCGAGTAAGAACTCTTCTACGTGCTTCTGTTTAGATAGCTTATAGAAGAAGTACTTGTCCTTTCTAATATCAAATGAGTGTTGATTCGCCTTAACCTTACCATTGTACTTGTGATAGTCATAGCTATCACTAGTGAAGTGTCTCTTCATTGCGAGATACTTTTGGTAAACTTCAAACGGTTCCACTATTTTTATTCTGCCTGCGTAACTTATCATAGGGTCTATTATAC